GAGGCTGACACTTTCCAAGTTGCTGCTTCTGTAACAACTGAGCAAATTCAAGATCTTAACAAGCAGTTCGGTATCGACGTAATCTCTATGATCGAGAACGCACTTGTTAACGAGGTTTCTCAGTCTATTAACAAGCACATCTTGTCAAGAGCATTCCAATTGGGTTGGTCTAACAACGTTAACTTCAACCAAATCGAAGGTCAAAACCTTAACTTGAATCTACAGCCAGCAAGCGCAGGTGGAACTACTCTTACCTACATGGATAAGACTGACACCCTAGCTTCTATGACTCTACCAGCTGGTCCTACTGGAACTTCTTACGAGAACTTGTCAACTTTACAAAGAAGACTATTCTCTAGAGTTTTAGCAGCAGCTAACGTGGTAGCTAACAGAGGTAGAAGAGGTCCTGCTAACTTCATCGTAACCAACGCTAACCTAGCGTCTGCGATGCAAGACATCAGCCAATTCACTTTTGCTCCATTCTCTAACACCCTTACTCAAAACAACGGAACTCTTTACCCAGTTGGTTCTCTAGCTGGTATGACTGTCTATGTTGATCAAAACATGCAGTACAACGACACAAGAGTTTGTGTAGGTAGAAAAGGTGGTGATGACGAGCCAGGTCTTAAGTTCATGCCTTACATGATGGCGGAGTCAATCCAAACCATCTCTGAAGGTACTATGTCTCCTAAGATCGCAGTTAAGAGCAGATACGCACTAGTTGAAGCAGGATTCAATCCAGAATCTCTATACTTCACTTTCTACGTAAGTGTTCCTGTTGGAGGATTAAACTAATCTTAATCTTTAAAGTACATTACATTTATAAAAAGCCTCTGGATTTTCCGGAGGCTTTTTTTTGTTGTCTCTCAGGTAGAAAAATAAAACTGGAGGATATATACATCATAAATAACTAAATTGTAGATATGACATTAATCCCAAACTTTCAAGAATTTGAGGAAACTAATCCACTGAACGGAAAAATTACTCCAGCTCTTGCCGAATCCCTTGCGGAATACTTTGCAGATCAGGAAGGAATTAGCGAGTCTAGCGCATTGGACTCCATTAAAAATACCCTCTCCAAGACTTTCCTGGGTTCCCTTTCCTATATTAGCATGATTGATAAGGTTAGAACTGAGGTCTTGAAGGCAGAGAAAGAACTACTGTCCAAAAGATATGCCTACGAGGATGAGATTGATTCTTTGAAGACTAACTTGAAGGAAATCTCCAAGACGAAAGATGCCTCTGCAAACATTGCTAAAGCAGAAAGAACTATCTCTAATAAGACCAATGAATACCAAACCTACACTAAAATGGTGAAGGCTAGGATAGAAAAGGCTTTGAAGACACTTTCTGATGCTATCAAGGGAAATAAGAGAAGAATGGAATATTGGGAAGCTGGTAAAGCTGAGGACGAACTAGTTCTTGCTGAGTTTGAATATTCTCTTGCAAAACAAAGAGCTTCTGCTTCTCCTGAGGAGTTAAAGTCCATAGAGGCAGAAATCAAGAAGGCAAAAGAAGAGGTTCAAAAATCTCAACAGGAGTTAAAGGACGAGGCTGAGAAGTCTAAGAAAAAAGAAGCATCCGAGGAGATTGAAGGGGTTAAAACCCTAGATAAACCTTCTTCTGACTATAGGCAGTCCCTGAAGAATAAAAAGGGAAGAATGGAAGCTATTGCTGAAATCGAGCACCAGATTATTGATCTCAAGAAAGAACTGAAGTCTGTTAGAAACAATTTTGACAAAAAACAGATAGAAAGAAAGATCTCCAGTCTATCAGGAACCAAGAAGGACATCGAAAATCTGGATAAAAAATCATCGGGGGTAAAGATTCTTCCTACTCAGAGAGATTTCGAATCGATCAATAAAGTTGCTAGAGAGCTTGAGAAAATGGATCTAGAGAAGGATAAGTCCCACAAAAAAGTTGGATTTGATATCCCTACTTCATCTGTAAAAAAAGCAGAAACTACGAGCAAGGTAAACAAGACCATCGGTAAAAAAGAAAAATAAGTCTATGACCCTAAGATTTACTGAATGGGATAAAGCCCACTACGCCGTCGATGAGTCTCTTGGAGACGACATCCAAAATTGGTTGGGTAAGACCTTCGGGGGAAAGACTAAAAAGATTGATGGAATTCTAGCTGATCTTGGATTTGCCGAGAAGGAATATGCCAAAGAATGGGAGAAGATCCAGATGGATACGGGAAGTCTAAAGGGACAGATCGAGTCGGGTGAAATTTCTCCAGAAGAGGAGAAAGACTTCCGAAAGAAGATCAAAGAACACCAGTCCCATCTTGCTAGTCTACTGAGGAGGAAGACCCAGAAGATCAGAGATCTAAACGATCTAGCAATGAAGACTGTAGAAGGAAATTCGAGACTACACAAGTATTGGGACCTTAAGAAAGCAGAGGCTGAGCTAGAAATAGTTGAGAACTTATATAAAATTTCAAAAAATCTCCCAGATAAGAAGCTGGAGGATGACCTATACTCCCAGTATAAAAAAGCCTATGATAGGTTAAAGCAGAAGGAGAAAGGAGCAGAATCTGTTGCTAAAGAAGTTGAGAAGGACTCAGAAGAGACTGCACCGAAAGAAAAGGACGTTGATACTTCTAAAATAGGAAAAGTCATAGCAATGAACCTTTCTGATTTCAAGGACGAAGTTAAAAAATACTCCCCGGAAGGACTTAAAACACTTCAGCGTGCACTGATAGATCAGAAAAATCTAGGTCTAAATGAACTTAGATCTCTGAGAAGAGCTAAAGGAAAAGAACTAGATAGAGCCCCTGCCAAAGAAAAGACCGAAATTCTAGGCAGATTTAACCCTAAGATCTACGAGATCGGGGAAAGGATAGATAAGATTAGAGAAAAAATTAATCACATAGATGGCTAATATGATAACTAAATACGAGGATTTCCTCTTCGAAGCGGACGGAATCAACACCCAGATTCAACAGACCAAGATTGAAATATCTAAGGTCCAAGACGAGATCCAGCTTGCAAAGGACGAGAAAGTAAAGAAGCCCAACGACATTAATGCAGAGATAGACAGTATCAAAAAACAGGCTGCAGCTTATGCTAAGCTTACCCCCCTTCTAAACACTCTTGCAACCCAATTAACTCAGAAGTCTCAGCAGAAGGGATCTGAAAATATCTACTAATTATATGACACCAAAATATTTAAATACCAACCCAATCGCAAGAAGAATGTCTCTAGAGACACTCAGAATATTCGAGAACGAATCGGTTGACGAGTTGATGCAGAAGATGTCGACTTCTCTCTTTGATATCTTTAAAAGAGTTTCTGTTGATTTTGCACCTGCCAAGCAGAGAAAAATGTCTACAGTAAAGGAGAAGCTAAAAGACACAGCAAATTCGTCTAGCTTTAAGGCTCTAGTTGCAAAGATGAAAGACTATGCAAAAGAAGCAGATCTAGACTATTCTAATTTTGCGGATGTTAAAGACATGTACATCGAAGGGATGGAACAGCTTGCGGATTCAATCAAGAGGGCCATCGAAATCGACCCGAAGCTAGAAGACAAGGTTATCAAGTATTTCCAGTCTAGAACTTCAAAATATGCACAGGCCCTAGAGCAGGCATACAAAGAAGAGAAGGAGGAGAATGAAGAACTCAACGAATCTTTCCATCTTGGACTAAGAGGAAGAGCTCAAGCCCTTAAGAATAGACTTAGAAAGGTTCTAATTCCGGAAGCTACCGGAAAGACTTCAGACGACGGATACGGCAGAAACTGGCAGAGAATCTTTAGCGAATTAGATCAAAAGTTATCTTCTATCGACCACAGAAAAGAGATCTCCAACGACAAGGAGAAGAAAGCTGTAAAGGATCTAGAAGCCCAGACCGATAAGTTAGCCAAAGAATTTTACACATATTGCGTCAGAGCAACGGAGGCTCCTTTCAAGAAGATCCTTTCTGACGATGAAATTTCTAATAAATTCTCAGACGTTAAAGACATTGCTTCTGCTGCACTGGATATTATCATCAGAGCTACTGTTGAAGAGTCCAACGTTGAAGAAGAAATGAGAGAGAAGGCAGACGGACACGACAATAAGGTCACATCTTTAGTTTTTCCAATTGTAATCGGAGATGATGATTCTGACAAGAAGTTTAAAGGGTCCCTAATTATCGCCAACATCCAGAAGGCCTTGATGAACTCTTTCTCCCCAATTAAAGATATGCTTGCAAAAAGAGGCGGAGCAGATGGTAAATTTACCCCTGCATTCTCAGTTGCAGTTAAGTCCCTGCAGGGAGTTTTGGGAAATAAAAACGTCAGCGGTGAGCTAGATAGAGCACTGCTAGACACAATTTTAGACGCCGATAAAATTTCTAAATCCGACAAAGAAGCAATTGCAGACAGTTTGGATATTTTAAGGAAGGAATACGTTAACGAGAGCCACAGAGTGCTAGGAGAAAAATCTCCAGAATCCACGGTTCTTAGAGCTTCCCAGTTCTTTGGTGTTGTTAGCGAAGCAGCAGTTCACATCGATGCGGACAAACTTTCCGCAGAGCTTGAGAAGCACGCTAAAGATCTTGCCGATCCAGAAACATCTAGGGGCGGAAGATCTGCCCTTGGATATGGAGACAGATCAGACAACACAGATCAGGCATACGAGCTTGCTAAATTACTAAGAAGCAAAGGACTCGTTAAGGGAGCAGAAGAAGAGACTTTCCTCCGTGAGGATGGAACGCTTAGAGCTTCGTACAGCCCAGAGTTTATGATCGCATGGACTAAGACCGCAGAAGAAGCTAAAGAAGGGGACCTTCCTCTTTATTTTTGGGTGGACTTTAAGGGAAGTAAGATCGACGGCCTATATGCAGCCAAGAGACTGATGACCAACGCAAAAAGACCTGCTAACTGGCCTAAGTGGAAAGAAATTGTTGGTGACACAGACGAGGAAGACGTAAAAGATTTTGCAGACTGGTACACCAGCTACTATTCTAATTTTGGTGGAATTGATGGTGATGCACTGACCGCTCTTGCTAAGAGCCTTTTCTCCCACAACAGAGAGCAGAAAGAAGAAAACGCTAAGACCTACGATAGACTATACCCCCACTTCGGAACAAAGGGATATAAATCCAACTACATTTCTTCTGAAGGAATGGAGGCACTAAAAGCTGCAGCGATGAGGGGATCCCAGATGGAAGAGAAGGTTCAGGATTTAACTGAATCTGATTTTGGTCTACTTGCCAATCTGATCGCATTTAACTCGACTACTTTCACATACGATAAAAAGAAGGACAAATTTGTACCCGTACTTCAAGTTCTAATGGACGAGGTATTAACCGACTCTGAACTTAAAAAATTAGGGTCAGAAGAGGTTCTATCTTCTTCTGAACCATCTGAGGACTTTGTTGCAATTTTGGATAAAAAACAGGGAATTAGAAAAGCAAACAAGCAGGATTCTGAATCCAAAGAGGGAAGAAATAAAAGCGTTTTCGAACAGAACTTAAGAAGAGCTAAAGAGGTTCACCTTCCAGCAGTCGAGCGACAGGTTGCAAGAATGAACGCTAAGACTTCGGATGATCTCTCTAGAGGGGAATCCAAAGGAATTTATGTAGTTCCAGGAGAATAATAGATTTTTTGAGACTAAAGGAACCCCCCGGACATCGGGGGTTTTTTGTGGAACTTTCTGACCGTATATTTATAAAATGACTAATATGTTAGTAATCTTTGAAGGTGCTCGAAACTCTGGCAAGACTTATCTTGCTGAGAAAGCTTCTGAACACAACAGCATACCACTTTATAAATTTGAGTTTGTCAAGTGGTTCAACGAGCTTAAGCTAGAAGACACATCTAGAGAATCCCATCTATTTGCTCTCGGAAAAGAACTCCAACTTCTTCAAGCAAATCGAGATGGAATACTTCAGCCCATTATTCTAGACCGTGGTTTTCTGACCGTTCTAGTTTGGGGCGTTCTCTCCAAGAGAATTGATTTTGAAGAAGCAATAGACGAACTGAACAAGATAATCTCCTCTGGTCTACTTAAGAATTGTAAAGTCTATTATATCCACGGAGACAACCCAAACAAGTCGGACCGAAACAAAGACAACTGGGATTTTCGAGATAACACCTCAGATGAAAAGCATCTATATGATAAGTTCATCAAACGCATTTTAGATTGCTATCCTTCTTTTGACGACTTTTCTATCTATTCGTTCGAAAACAAATTCGACGAGTCTTCTATAATTACAGAACTATAATATATGTGTGGAATCCTATTAACGCTTGACGGTTCTGAGGCCAGTCTAAATTCAATTAAACATAGAGGGATAGAAAGAACAGTAGTCGAGAAGTCCGGCGTGTTCCTGTGTCACCACAGACTCCCTATTCAGACTTCAGACGGAGACGATTGGAACCAGCCCAAGGAGATCTCTCCTGGGATTTATCTAATGTTTAACGGGGAGATCTTCAACTATGATAGATCTGCCTATTCTTCTGATACTGATTACCTCTGCAACCTGTTCAGGATGTACAAGGGAGGATCTTTTGAAATGTTCTGCGCAATGTTTGTCCCCCATATCCAAACCTGGGATGGATTTTGGGCCATTGTTATCTATGATTCTAATACAGGGGAAGTCATCTGCTTTACCGATCCTCTTGGTAAAAAATCCCTCTACTACAGCGAAAAAGGAGAAATCTCTTCTGAGATAAAGTCTTTGGCATATAATCAGAGCCCAATAGATCGAGTTTTTATCTCAGAGGTTAAAAAATGGGGATATAATACAGACAATAGAACCCCTTATACTGACGTTAAGAGGTTTCTACCAAACACAATCTACTCATACAATCTTCAGAGTCCGGACTTTAAGTCCACCTTCCCTGAATACTATAAGTTATGGAATTTTCCAATCACCGATCTGGTGGGAAAATCCTATGAAGACCATATGGAGTGGCTCTGGTCTAAGATGATCGAGTCTGTCAAGAACAGGTTGATCTCTAAAAATTATCCAATTTCTCTTCTAATTTCAGGTGGACTAGATTCTTCTATTATTGCAGCTATTCTAGAAGGAACTGATTCTGATGTCACCTGGTACAGCATCGAAAACGGAGAATCTGAATTTGTTAATATGCTGGCCGAGAAGTTCGACAAGAAGGTCAACTTCCTCCAGTACGAAATGGACGAGAATCTAAATCAAGAGATCTACCAGTATTGGAACGAAACCCCAATCGATCTAGGATCTGTTGTTCCTCAATATCATTTATTCAAGGCTATTAAGCAGAACAGCGACCATCGGATAGTTCTTTCCGGAGACGGAGCAGATGAGCTATTTGGAGGATATAAGAGAATCCACGAGTACGATTCCCAGGGATCTGATGTTTTTGAAGAGTTAAGTTTTTATCATCTTCCTAGACTTGATAAGATGTCGATGGCACACACTCTAGAACTTAGAAACCCTTTCCTAAATCTAGAGATAGTAACGTTTGCCCTCCATCTTCCTCTGGAGTGGAGAAAAGACAAAAAGATTCTAAAAGACACTTTTGGCCCTCTCCTTCCTGATGAGATCGTCAACAGGAAGAAAGCTGCTCTCAAGAATCCAGGGATCAAAGAAGACAAGCTAGCATACAGATACAAAGCAATAGATCTATTCCTAGGTGAAAGATAAAAAAAATCTGCAGGAGATATATAGAACAAATAATCATTCTAAATGTCTCAAATTATTAAAAAATTCTCAGATTTTCAAAGCACAAATGAAGATTTTTCTTTGAGTTCTCTACTATCCTCCGCAGGGGAAGGTGTAATTGACGTTGCCCAAGGAAAGTTAATTGAATACCTTTATGGATATTTTGGTGTAAAACCAGAATCTTTGCTAGGAACTATTATAACTAACTTTGTTGAACAAGTTGATATTTCTGAATATCCGCAGTTCATCTCAGGAGAAATAAGCGTCAGAGATATGGCACCTAAGCTAGCAGATGCAACTATCGAGACCATTTCTGATATGGGAATAGATGGGATTGCTACTAAATTTAAAGTTGAGGATAAGAACGGATGGATCTACAGAACTATTAAAGAGATGCTTTCTAACCAAACCAGACAAGCAGACTTCAGGGAAACTTTGGTTGGTCTCTGGACTTGGGTCCTTGGTGGATCTTCTTCTGGATCTCAGAGTGCATTTCCGAATACTACGGGAAAGAATCCTCTGACGGTAACCCCACAAGAAGCACAAAAACTAGCTTCTAATCCTGCAGTTCAAAGAGCAGCAGATAAATCAAATACAAATCCAATGGATCTAATTAGCAACCTTCTAGGGGGAACCCCAGGAAGAGGAACAGTTGGACAATAAAACAATTAAACTATGAACTTAGAAGACGTTTCAAAAAGAGAAGTCCTAGACTTTAAGCAATTTAGAGCTAGAGTAATGGACGATACATTCAAATATCTAGCACCAGATGTTCAGGACCCTTTGAGTGGTGATAAGACTGGTCTACACACCATTAAAAGAGAACCAGCTTACGACTGGGTAGGATACGCTAACTCAATCTGGAGTCCAGATCAGGCAGGAATTACCATTCCTGGAAATGGGGCAGGAGGAAATAGAGACTATACCACTGCAGACGGACTAACGTCCGCACAGATGCCTAATAGTGTGTTTAATATGGACGCTAGTGAGTCTGAGTCTTTTGATTCTGAGGGATTCTCAGTTGTTAGACTAAAAGACTTTTAAATTCAGTCAGGATCAATTTCCTGAATAAATCTTTCCTTAGCTATTTTAAAAATCTCCGAGCTTTTATCAAAGTCCTCGGAGATTTCTATGATTGTACAGGGGAACTTTGTTCCGTCTTGGATGCCCATTGAGACTAGAGTTTCGTGGAGGATAAACTCATAGGACATTGAATATTTGCTGTTTATGATGGAGATACCCTTGAGAACTACCCCTCTTCTAACTTCTTCTCCTATTTTGATTCCCGTCTTCTTCCACCAGTAAGGGAAAACCTCATCGGTCGACATGTTTCTAAAGATAGTAATCCCGCTCTCCTGAGAACTTTCCGGGACCTCTAGATTATACATCTTAATTCTTCCCTCCATCTCTTTCCAGAGATTTATCCCTAGGTCTGCATACTCATATAAAACTTTGAGAGAATTTACTATGATGGATCTAATTTCGAGTTCATCCCCGTCCGTCATTTTGTTCTCCCTGTAAAAAGAAAGAATCTCATCGTCCTCCTCTGAAATAAATAACTCTTTGTATCCGTCCATGGTCCAGTTCTTGTGGAAATAATCTAGATCTTTAATCATGGAAAATATCTTCTTCGTTGGGGAATAGACATTATTTTTTTTGATCTCCTCGTTGATAGATTTCAGGAAGTCTAGCAGAATATAATATTTATGTTCTGCGTCTATTGGAGACTTGAGAAACCAAATTTGACTGATATCTTTCATAGTCTTAATTTAGTTATTTTAGCCTTCTATATATTCTCAGTCGATAATTTACGGTGGATCTACTTCCTTGTTTTACTTCTTTGGACGATGATATATAGATAAAAAGTATCCAATCGACATGGCAAGGGTAGACGACTATAGCACTTATTTAAGCGGGAAAAGTAAAAACTTTTCTAATGAACACTATTTTATCTGTGATCTCAAGTACACTGATATTATTGTTAAAGGAAATCCACCTGAGATTATGAACGTGGATGATGCTAAATGCGAGGTTGAATATGAGGCAGCTGTGACCCGAAACAAAGCAGGAATTGACGGAATTGATTTTCAGATCCACAGGATAGAACTCGAAATTGACGTTGACGATTACCCGAACGACAAAAAGACCTTTGAATTTGAAATCGAGACAGGAGTAAATATAGATCCTGCTATGGTGATTGTTGAAAAGCTAGACTACATCATTCCAACATACCCAAAAAGAATCACCATCGACATGAGAAAATCCATGGAGGTGAGAGACTTTAAAGTTGTTGTCGAGTTTGGAAGAGATGAATACTATGAAAGTTAATTTTATATCTGACTATTGGAACTACTCCTACTCGATCAACGAGGGAAACTCCTATAAAAAGGATCTTGGAATTATTGGACCTTTTACCGACTGGGGCTACAAGATTAAGACGTCTTGCCCGGAAGCTGGAGGAGAAACAACAGATCAGAACGTCATTGTTTCTTGCTTGGGAGAGGATGCAGACGATTTAACCCTTAAGTACCTTTATGGGGACGGAAAAGAATCCGACCCAATTTCTTTTCCTAAAAACTCCTTTGATGTTTCTGGGAGTTCTCATTCCCCTATCCTCCAGACTAGAAAAAACATTAGATGGTGGGACAATGAAGAAAACCAGCAGTGTCTGGATGATCTATTAGATTCATTTGTTGAGTCGAAAGATTTTTCTCTTCCCCAGGAGCAGTCCATAGAGGGAGACATTCTCTCTGTTCTAGAAATTCTAGGAATAGATACCACAGTCTCCAGAGTCGAGAAGAAGAAGGACAACCACTGGATAGCTTATCTGGAAGACGGATCCGAGATTGAGCTAAAGAAGAAGGACGGAGAAAATTTCCTCAAAAATCTAAAGATCTATCTAAATTCTGGATCATCTTCCCCTCAAGTTGAAATCTATCGAGATAAACCTGGGTTTGAAACCATCTTTAACACCCCACAGGGAAGATTTGCTAGAAAAACTGGAAAAATAACAGACCTAGCGAAAGACCCAATCCATAAATATTTATTCCACAGCAGCCTCGAAAGGGATCCTGCACTCTACCAGGAGCCTGTGGTGAACTACCTCAATGCAATTTTAAAGAACCACGACTGGAGACCAAAGTCAACCAAGCACGTGGGATCAGTTTCTGACAGCGAAAAGGAGATAAATCTGATCAAGAAGATGCTGATGAATACCCTGACGGAGGAATCTTTAGATGAGATGTATGCTAAAGCAAGGGAAAAATATACCATGGGATCTACCGACCCCCGGAACTAATTCCGATCTTTCTTCTAGAAGATTAAATTCAAGTCTTATTATTTTAACCTTTGGAAAGGAAACATTCCTCTTGTCCAGTGTATAATACAAGAAGCCAACATCCAAATGTTGAAATTAATAAGAAGCATATTTAAAAAGAAAAATAAAATGAACTTTGCAGAAAAAACTCTGGAGGAACTTGACACCGAGCTAAAAAATTCAGATTTCCAGTGGATAAAAGGTGAACAGGCAGGAATGGTAGAAAAATACCACAGCGTCGTAGAGGCAGGAGGAATGAAATTTGTCTCCTTCCAGGGGGGAGGAAGAATGAACGTTGAACTTCTTTCTGAATTCATGGACATGTTTCCGGCTACTCCGGTCGACTTCGGAATTTCCCAACCCGCTCCAGTCAATCCTCAGCCTAAAAAATCGGCAGATAAAAAAGGATCAGTTAACTCCATCGACTACGGTAATTCGGTCCAAGTCGGTGTAGAGGAATCTCCGATATATAAGTTACTTAAAAAGCAAAAACCAAATTGGGTCAATGTTAATATTAGTCTGAAGCTAAATCTGCCAACTAAGTCTCTCTATAACGTCCTTGTGACCTCTTTTGAAGATGCCGAGACAGAGATAGCAAGCTATGTAACAGAAGGAGTTGAGATTGAAGACATTAGAAATGCAATTGCAGAATCTATTAAGACTTCATTCTACGAGACTAAAAAGACCAGTTCAGTTAAGCAAGTTAAAAAAGAAGAAATAGAACAAGATGAACTTTCCGAAGATTAAGACCCTCCACGAGACCGAGAGTTTCCACCTCCTCGACTGCGGGGGAATGGTTGGAATTAAACCCCTATTCACCAACGTAGTAGTTATGCCTTTTACATCAGACGACCAGGGTTTACCCCTATCTGTCGGGGTACTAAAAGAACCAAACCCATTTAGAGAGGATGGACACCACATCAGCCTAGTAACAGGAACAACCGACGACGAGGACGGGGATCTACTTTCTACTGCTCAAAGGGAGTTGTATGAGGAGACTGGATTTAACGTTCCGGATATTGCTAAGTGGTACTATCTTGGATCTGTTACATCTTCTAAGTTTGTCGATCACGAGCAACCCTGTTTTGCAGTTGATGTTACCGGGATTACAAAAGAGGAACCAAAGACGGACGGAAGCCCAATGGAGCAAGCAGCTGAATTTAAATTCATTCCAGCTAACGACGTTATCAAGGAAAAAGATATTTTCATTCCTGGACTTTTCCTTAAGCTGTTTAAATATGTCCTAGGAATGGACATTCAAACTCCTTCCTCTGATTTTGATTTTGGATCGACTCAGGGAGATAACACGCAAGCATAAGAAAAATGTCAAGTTTATCGAGGAGAAATAGAAGGGAGCATGCCAAACAAATGGGGCTACTTGCTAAAAAGGAGAACTACAATCAGATGGTCGGAAGATATCAAAGATCTAACCAAGCAGGTGATCATCTCCACACTCATTATCTCCAGGAGCTAAAAAACTATCAAATCGAGGGAGAATCAGTTTCCCCCGACACAACTCAAAATTCACAAGAAGAAGGGACCGAGATAAATCCCTTTGGATTTCTTGGAAAAAAATAACAAATCAACTAGCAAATTTCATCTAATGAGTTCAAATAATGCAGGAAGATTTGCAAGAAATTAAATTTTTTCTAGCCGAATGCTCTCTAAAGGAAGCAAAGAAGAAGTCTTCTACAGAAGAAGACCTATTTGTCGTCGATATCGGAAAAATTATTAAAGACCTTGGGTACGACACCGGAAGCCTATCTAAAGAATCTGAGTTCGTAATAAACTACTCAGTTCAGAAGAAAATTACCCAGGGAATATATAGTACGAAGTGTAGCGGAATCTTGGTGGTTCATAAGAACATCTCCGAGTCTTTTGTTGAAAATTTAGAACATTTTCTAGAAGACCTGAGAGGTGAAATTTCTTATACCATCCAGTCCCTATAAAATCGTACTATAAAAAATGGCAGAAACAAACCAGCCTACCCAACAAGGACCGAGTTTATCGACGAACAACCCTACAGCTGCGGACAGATTTCCAGGAGCTAACGGCAGGATAAACACAGGTAATAACACCACTCTTCTACAGAACTCCACCAAGGAGATGGTCGAGAAGAGGTACAACTCTGGTAGGGTTAATCCATATGCTGGACCTACTGCTAGATCCTTATTCTATAATGCGGCAATCTACGACTATAACAATGCTAAGTATGGGCAGTACCTGTTCTACTCGATAGTCGGAAACCAAGACCCTAATTTTTACGAGAACTACTATCTTTCGGAGAGAACCGAATATAACTCTAAAGTATCCGAAGTTAATTCCATCTCAGGAGGATCTAGAAATCCCAGCGCTGGATTCTTGGTTAGACAGACACAGGCAAATTTAGGTGTAGCAAACCAGAGGAAGAATAACATCTTTAGTTTTCTGTTTGGTCCTGGAGACCATGGATCTTACATCACTGGAGGTGCATCTGCCCCATATTACTGGAGAGATTTTATCTACTGCAAATACTACGGACACATTCCGAACAATTATATGATTACCCTCAGAAGGTTTCCTTCTCCGATGAGGGACAATCTTTCCCTTCCAGAAAAGATTAAGAACAGCGATTCATTTAGAGTGAAGGGAGCAGGAAGACCAGTTGCTCAGGCTGTTACTTGGTGGGGAGGAAATACAGGAAACACTCTGGACGGAGTCATCGGATTCAGTACCGGAATGGAATGGACTACATTTACACAAGACTCCCTTAAATCTCAAGAAGGGTTTAATAAGGGTCTGTTTAAGAACCAACTTGGTGATGTGATCAACAGTTTATTTGGTCTTGGAGGAAATGCTGGGGAAAGCGGATTTGACGCAATCCAGAAGGCTGTAGATCTTGCTGCCTCCTCATCAGACAGTGGATTCCAAGAAAGCACTGCAGCAAGAAGGAATACAGCTCTCAGGGACAAAGCAATTGAGCCGGGCGGTCCTCTTTCAGACTTTATCTGGGTTTCTGTTGATACTGTCGATAAAGCAATTCTCAGAGGAAAAGGTCTCAATGGAATGTTCAAAGAATTTGCAGTGAATTTCCACTACGAACTGACCTCCGTTGGCGAAGTTAACACGAAAGCTGCAATGGTGGATATCCTAGGAAACTTGCTAGCACTCTGCACCAACTACGGAAACTTTCTGACCCCCGAAATACGATATAATAACCAATTTCCTGCCGTCAACTTTCCTGGAGGAGACGAAGGTCTAGCCAGATTTTATTCTGACCCGGTGGAATGGGTTAAGACACTGATCAAATATGCGGTAGATCCAAACCAGTCTACCAACGGAGACCCTACAGCGGAGGCGATAGTCGGAACTTTAAATTCTGTGACCAAAGCTAAAGATTTTTTAGCTCAGACTGTCAACCAGTTAAACGATAAAACACTAAAAGATCTTGCTTCGGATTTTGGAAACAGCAGCCAGGTAAACAATCTCCTTCTGTATTCTCTAACTGAAACCTTCGTTAAGGATTTAGTTCTCCCGATGTCTGTTCTTACTGGTGCACCTACTGGAGAGTGGCATTTGGTGGTTGGAAACCCATGTAACCCGATTGCAATGATGGGTAACCTAGTCTGCAAGGATCTTAGCATCTCTTTTGGTGACACGTTGGGACCGGACGATTTTCCGACAGAGATAACTGCAACCATTACCCTCCAACAAGCAAGGGAGAGGGAAAGAGGAGAAATTGAATCTATGTTTAATAGAGGTGAAGGAAGACTCTACCAGTCAGTTGCGCCTGTTTATTCAAACTCACAGTCTGTTGGAGCATTCGGAACTACTCAGGGTCAAGTTATTACCACTGATTCTAGTGATACCACCACTGCAATAGGAAACTTCTTCGGACCAGAAAATCTGTTCAACCAGCAACAGCCAGGATCTGAACCACAATAAAAATTAGAGCATGATAGAAATAGATACACTCTCGAGAAATAAGAACATTTTCAATCCCAATAAAGATCTAATGGATCAAGGTGTTGGGATCTGGGACATGACTAGATCTTCTGTTAGTTTTTCTCGGATCAACCTAAAGATAAGTAAATTCTACACGGTTACTGAGGAGACCCAGATGAGGCCTGACTTAATCTGTCTTCAGGCATATGGAAACCTGACCAACATTGGGTCCCTAATGAAGATAAATTCTTATTCTAATCCTTTTGCTATTAACGAAGGGATGCTTTTTGCCATCCCAGTGCAAGATAGACTGGACGCAGCATTTGACCAGAAGAGAAAATTACTAGCCCAAAACAACACTACGACTAACCCAAATACTGCTTTTAGAAGATCCCAGGAAAATAAAGCCTTCCAGGTCAGCGATTCTAGAAAGAAATTCGTCGAAGCACAGACGCAAGCTAAAAATCCAATTCCACAGGCTCTTCCCCCTAATGTTCTTCAGCAGGGAGAAGTTCAAGTTCTCAAGACTCCTCAGGTCATTGCTCTTGGCCCTAGCGTCAGCGCAGCTGGTCCTAACCCTAACGGTCTACCTCTATAATAAATTATGGCAGCGGAGTCAATTATAATTAGAAACTACGCTAAAACGGGAATCGTTGTCGACGAACTTGCGATTGCGAATAGGACAGGAAATGTAGATTCTCCAGACATGTTTTTGCGGGATTCGGACGAAAAAGAGGCTGGATACTTTAAACCTATAATCTACATCAACGGATACTTCGTAAACAAGTTCCTAATGGACTTTAGCCTTGACCTAAACGAAATCCTACCCGTTGTGAGCTTTAAGTTCTATACAGGAAGTGCTACTTTCCTAACCGTCAGCTATCCGAAGGACGGGGACATTGCTTCCGTCTACATTAGATCTAACATCAATGTTTATAAGCCCATTAGAATGGACTTTAACATTCTTAGTGTGGACTCCAATGTTTCTAAGACATCTGAGGGGGACCTGATTGTTTTCTCTATTTTAGGGGAGTGTAGAGTTCCTGGATTTTATACCGAGGTCTGTAAAGCATACAGGAACAAGACGTCTTATGATACCCTTTTCCAAGTCTCTCAGGATCTGGATCTAGGCTTTGCAACCAACGACCCTAATATGAACGACACTATGACTTGGATCTGTCCAAATCTTTCTTACTATAATTTCATCAAGGATGTGTCGATCAGTTCTTATAAGGACGACAGAAGTTTCTATGCTACCTGGGTTGATGTCTATTATAACCTAAACTTCGTTAACATCAATAATCAGCTGGAAGCCAAAGATGTAAGCCAGACAGTAAAAGTTCAAGTTGGAGCTGCTAAAGGAGCAGCCAACGACACACTTTTTCCTGGAATTGAGCTTCAATCAACTGAGCTTCCCCTCCTGGTTACTAATGCTACTTATTATGCAGGATATCCATTTTTTATTAACGGATATACTTTAATCAGCGAGGCGGGAAACACCACAAATCAGATGGGGTATGTCCAGGTGGTTCAATTCTACGACGAAAACACAGAATACAATGAGTCCGCAGCCGTTAAAAGTGTTTCTTATTCCATCCAGGCAACTACCACGGAAGACGTCCAGGAGAATATGGTTCTTCAAAGGGGAAGAGCTTCGGAGAAAGAATATCTAAAGGAGGTTAGAAAAAAATGGATGGGAATTCTAGATTCTGGAGCAGAAGGGCAGGTTCATCCTAACTACCTACAGGCTAGAGTTCAGAATCCACTTAATCTTTCGGACGTAACTAAGTTTACCCTCCAGGTGGAAACCCTTTCCTACTTTGCTGGATTTTACAGAGGGCAATGTGTCCCTGTTGCAATCTATACAACACAGAAAGGTCCAAGAATGGAGAACACCGGAATCTCTAACGATCAAAAATCTCAGCACAGCGCAGGGATGGTCCTGGACCAATTCCTATCGGGAAACTACGTTCTGATGGGATACACCATCGGATGGGACACCACAAGGGGATTTTATCAAATACTCAACCTCTGCAAGAGAGAATGGTTTCTTAACAGTGCTGGTAATCTTCCGAAGGCGTTTCCGATCAACGTGGTTACAAATACGGTTAATACAGATAACAGATAAATATAACAAAAACCCATGGGAATTCAAGCAACAGATAGAAACAGATCCTTATTTTTAAAGGGATTTAATCTCTCCAGATCCGGAGCAAACGAGGATCCAACCTACCTCGGGTTTAAATTTGTGTTTGATTTTGGGTCTCTTCCGGTCAACCTAGAATATGGATGGGCTCCGAGTCCTCTGCTGAGGGTTCCAAACTACACAACAACCGACGGAGCTGCCAACATGCCTCAGAACATGTTTGGGCAACCTCAATATGACTTCACCTCAACCAACGTCGTCTATTATTCTGCCTATAATTACCTTCTGCAGAGGGATGCATCTTATTTAAAAGGAAATGCCCTCAAGAGAGCTAATGCTCTTAGACAGTTTCAAATCCTGCTGCAGGACATCAACAACAATTCCCCTTGGTTTTTTCAGTCTGTTGAAGGACTCAGCGACCTTGAGAAGATCAATGTCTCTGGATTTCAAACTGAGGCGGGAACGGACTCCTATAGTTCTGCTAGAACTGCAGGCAAGAAATTGACCATCAACTGTCTCGAATCTCTAAACATGAGAATGACAGCCCTTGCCAATCTCTATAATCAAGCAATGTTTGATGCAGACCACATGAGATGGCTAGTTCCTAGAAATCTGAGAAAATTCACGATGTGGATCTACGTGACGGAGATTAGAAATTTCTTTAAAACAACTAGACTTACCGGCTCGTCTGCAGCAGTTTCTGCTCTGGACGACTTATCTTCTCTCGTCTCCTCCAATCGAAATCCAGGAGGATCCCTAGCAAACACACCCCCCGGGGAAAGACAACCAGCAGGGGCAGGAAATGCTTTCAACTCTTTTACGAGGGGTGTGCTTTCCCAATCCGGACTGATGAACGACATAGATTCGTTCAGAAATCAACAGGACCAAAGTGGAATTAAACCAGTCCTGATCTACGAGTGCCAACAGTGTGAATTTGATTTTTCTAAATCTTCTCCATTCTCGACTATTGATGCCGGGATAGAACCAGATGCAGCAAAAGTTTCTTTTGATATCCACGTGGGAAAAGTGAGAATGAAGACCCAGTTTCCAAACATCAGAACAGACGGAAACTATCTCGTTCTTTCAGATGCCTACGACCAAAACAGAAGTACGGTTCAGATCTATAACGACACCCTAGATCTAGAAACTATAGTTAGTCTAGGGAGAGAAGCCTTGACCAATATCACCTCACAAGCAATCAGCGACCTGATCAACGAAGGGATAGCCCAATACATAACTCCAGCTTTTGGAGGAATCAGTCAAAGCATGCTAGGAAACATCTATAGCTTTAACCCAGCTCAGCTGGCAAGACTGACCAATCAAGGAGGGCAGTTTGGATTTTTCAATGCTCAGAATTTCCTCAATGGAGCAGCTCAGACCGGAATCGACAACGTGTTTGCTGGAAATCTGCCCACCCCACAGAGTGTTGGACTGGGCGGACCTCCAGATAGACTTTACCCAACAATCCAGACCGACAAGGACGTTTATCTTACTGTTCCTGGACCAGACTTAGGAGTTCCCGGAAGAGTTTACCCTGCTCCAGGTGGGGACGCTTATCCAACCTCACCAGGGTCTGATCTTGGTGTGCCTGATAGAATCTACCCTGCTCCGGGTGGGGACGCTTATCCAACATCACCAGGGTCTGATCTTGGTGTGCCTGATAGAATCTACCCTGCTCCGGGTGGGGACGCTTATCCAACATCACCAGGGTCTGATCTTGGTGTGCCAGATCGAATTTATCCTGCTCCAGGTGGAGACGTATATGCGGATGTTCCTGGCAGAGATCTTGGTGTCCCAGATAGAGCATACCCAGGTTTTAAAATTGACGAGTATGCTTCAGTTCCCGGATCAGATTTAGGTGTTCCCGATAGAGCTTATCCAAGCCCCGCAGGAAAAGTTTATCCTGATAACGTGTCCTCCTCATTTTCAGAAAGAAACATTGGCCAGGTGTATTCTCCAGAATCCCCGATTGTTGCAGGGAACGAACTTAGATCTCCGTCTAACACCTTCGAAACCCCACCAGCCCCAGTGTATAGCGCTACGTCTCCTAACTACAGAAGAGGAGATATTGGTAGAGAGTACCCACCAACCACGGGAGACTTTATTCCTATGGCACCTGTAGATCTTGGAAACACAAAGGGTCCAGATACATTTAACATAAGCTTGGGAACTAAAAACGGTCCTATCCCAGGAGCAGTTCCTCTAGCGGGAACAGACCCGATAGGAGCAGAAAGTGGTGTAATAGTGCCTAATAAATAATTATGAGCAACCCTCACATTCACCTTGGAGAAATAGTAGATATTAACGACCCTTTAAAACAGGGAAGAGCGAGAGTTAGAGTCTTTGGTTTTTTTGAAGATCTTGAAATCGAAGATATCCCCTGGGCCGAACAGATTTCGGGTCTTTCTTTTTCATCCTCTCGTGGGAATGGAAACATCAGCGTTCCGAGAGTTGGAGCCGTTGTTAACGTTCAGTTCGATGGTCCTAACTACTACAAAGTCTTCTATGAATTTGAAAAGGAGACTTCTCCTGATTTGTTGGCTGAAATTTCAGACTCCTATGAAGGAGCCCAATCTCTAATGTACGACACAGAAGCCCAGCCGGGTCTTCTTAAACTTATCTACACCAGAAAAAAGGGACTAATTCTTGGGCTAGGAGATGCTACTGTTCAACTCGACACCCAGGACGGAGGTCAGCTGAGAGTTGTAATCCAGATGGGAAGGGATCAGATCCGGATGGAGGACAATAAAGTTATAATCAATTCAAATAATATAGAGCTGGGAGAAAATGCGGTCGAAGCAGTTATCAAGGGAAACACCTTCCAAAACTACTTCAACTCTCACACCCATATTGGAAATTTAGGTGCAGCCACCAGCCCACCAATCATACCATCAACCCCTAATCATCTATCGACGGTTAGTAAAACCCGATAATCCAACATGGCAGTTCTTCCTAATAAGATACTAACAGACGAAAAGATAACAGAATTTATAAATCAAACCAACGCGAATGCTAAAAATATAGTTGGAGATTCTAAATTTACTATCCCAGATCCAGCTCTCCCAGGGACAGGGCTGCTGATCAAGCTCTGGATTAGACAAGCAGAAAAGGCCTTTTCCTCCTATCTTGTTCCTATCCTAGTGATAAAAGACGTGCTGTCTAAGCCACTTGAAATTCCAGGAAGAATTGGAGATATCAGTGGATTTATTACTAATCCCTTGCAGACTCTTCTGGACGAGACGATCAATAATCAGGTTTCTTCTGATTTTTTCCTCCCACTGAAGCTAATTTTAAATGGTAAATCTTCTGCAGATTTTGGGAGACTGAAGGATCTGGTCGATAGAGCGGACTCTGAAAGGTCTTCTCCTGTTACAGACACAAGACCTAAATTCCCTTATGTATTGGGAAAGATTGGATCAGCTCCTGCAGATGGAGAATATACGATTAATACTGCAGATCCAGGAATATCTACTTCCCTCTCGATTAGCCTCCAAGATTATAACGGAAATTCCACAGGGACCTCTTTCTCTTCCCTTGTTCGGGGTGATATAATTAGCCTGGATCAGGATGGGATCTCTCAATCCTTGGTCATCAAGTCAATTGTCGTCAATCCCGGCTACTATATGTTTGGGGTTGTTCCACAGAACGAAACTATAGCACAGGAGATTTTTGCAGTTCAAGAGAAGACCGTATATTTTCAGACCGCACCAAATCCTCTAACCGCAGGTGCTAAGGCTCTCCTTGCTCTTCTAACAGACGGAAGTGGGAAGATGAAATTCCCAATCACCATCACCCTATCGGATCTTCTTCCTATAGTGGGTTTACCTGCAATTGGATTCCCATTGAATCTAATCTCTCTAGAGATTGGTGACTTTAACGCTCTCCCCAAGGACAGCGCCCTTGCCAAAAAGATAAAAGATCTGGAGGACAAAAGCGGATGGAATTTCCAGACCGATGTCTTGGACAAGATATTCAAAGGGAAATATCCAAAGCTAGATTACCCTGCGGATCCAAACCAACCAAAGTCGGAGAAGCTAAAGGCCAGAGAGGAGCTACTCTCACTAGCAAAATTCGTTCAGATCCTATTTACCAGCCCTGGAGATTTTTTTAAGCTTATCGGGAATTATTTAAAACTTCTCCTTCTCCCCCTTCAGATTGTCGTTGGAACGATCTCCGCACTCTTCAGCGCAGTTCTAGAAAATCCTCTGAGCATATTTAGTCTGATCGCAAAATTCTTGACTGATCCAATTGGGGCTCTGGGTGATTTAATAGCGGAGTCCGTCCTTTCTACGATCCGTCCCTACTTAGAACCAACTTTGACCGCCGCAGGGATTTCTTGGGAGGATGCCACAAACGAAAGAATAAACGGGAACCCTACGGGAAAGGGACTTCGTCCTTTGGTCAGCGATCTTGTGATCGGAAGATTCAAGTGCAAAGGAATCAATGGAACCGGAAATGGAACAATAACTCAGACGTCTCCTACACCCGGTGCAACCGGATCTGATGCTTCTATTCAATTTACCAACTACAGCTATGCCGTCAAATATGACGGAACCCCTCCACAGGAAGGTGAGGTTTCATTAAACAATCTAGATCTAAATAAGGTCAACGTTATCAAGATAAGTTCGTTGGATGCAAATGTCAATTCTACCCTCACGAATTTAGTTGAGCTTCTTCCTGGATCTGAGATCTCTATCCCTAAAGATGGTGATACCTGGGTCTATGCTGTAAACCAAAGAATATCACCGACTGGTAATCTCTCTTATTTTGACTATCAGGTCTCTCTTGTGTATGGGCCAGGACAAGATTCACCAACCGGAATAGCGGATCAGATTAGCAGTGCCTCTTCTCCAGTCAATGGTACAAATAGAGCGGTTCTTTCCACCGGAGCAAATCTTGCAAATTTTCAGTTTGCGTCGTCTGACCCTTTTCTCCAGTGTCTTATAGACAATTATCTCCCGATCAAAATTATAGCAATTTGGGAGAGCGTTAAAGGAATTCTAGGAATAGTCCTTGGATTTGTTACAACTATTCCTTCTCTCATAGGAGCTGTTTTTGAGTCCTTATTCAGTCTTCCCGATTTCAGCAACCCTCTTGCTCCGATTCTGGACAATCTCGTTAATCCCGACGGAACCCCACTCGACGGAATCTTCGATCCAAATTCATCAGCTTCAGTACTGGATTCACTGGACTCTTTGACTGCAGTAAATGGAATAGATCAGATCTTTAAGAGAACATCGGACAACACATCTTTAAAAACAGTCTTCCCTGCATTAGTTACAGATGAAAAATACAAGGGAAATATAGTAATTGGACCAATTTCAACTGTTGAGCTAGGAAAAAGAATTAAAGTTCTTCTTGCTCTTGCTAAGTTAGAATCAACCTCAACAAACAACCAGGGGGAACTACTGGTTAATTTTTCCGCAGCTACCACCAACATTTCCCAGAAGACCGTTACCGTTGAATTCTTCGACGGGACAAAGGAAACCGTTTCTCTTACCGATTTTAATAAATATAGAATCTCCCAACAAACTGGCGCTCCTATAGAGGAAGGAGTCACCGGGCTCAGATATCTACAAGACATCAAGGGACAAATAGAAATAGCGGTTGCACTTTTGAAAGCACAAATCGTACTGTAAAAGATATATACAAGAATTCACCTTTTAAACAATAAATATAATGGAAAAAATCTCTTTAGAAAAAGAAGAAAAAGAAACCTTTAACTGGGACATTCCCAGTGGACTGACCGTAAACAGAAAGATCGAAACCCCCGGGCACACTAAAATTTATTCCCACGAGGGATATGCTTCTGCCTTGTATGCTCTTTACCGTGGAACTAATCCAACTAACTTTAGCTCGTCTAAAGATCTAGCAGACGGGGAAATCTACAAATGTAGAATTACAAGTGTTAATGAATCCAGTGCTCTTGGACACACAGAGACCGGTCAGACCATCTTTATTGATCTAAAGAAAGAGAGGAAGGATGCAATTAGATTAAACATCCAAGGTCTTGACTTCTCAGTTTCCAGCGAAATTGAAGCTATTGTTAGGGACATCAACGGAACTTATCATGGTTCTGTTGTTGAGTGTTATGTTCATAGTTTGAAGGCAGAATTCTTTGACCAGATTAAGAAGTGCTCTGTTGCATATCCTGCTAAGATCGAATCCGTTAATAAAGGTGGATTCCTGGTAGACATCTCCGGAGTTAAGTGCTTCATGCCGGGTTCCCTCGCAGCAGCAAATAAAATTGCAGACTTTGAATCTTACCTGGGAAAAACCCTCTATGTGATGATTGACGGCTATGTCCAGGTTAAAGATATCTTCGTAGTTTCCTACAAGAAGTATTTAAATCACATCATGAATTCTAAAATTCAAGAGCTAGACCTTACTAAGAAATACAAGGGTTCTGTTACTGGATCTTCTTCGTTTGGATTGTTCGTTGAATGGGAAGACATCTACACCGGTCTAATTCACAAGACAGAATTTGAAAATCAAATTGTTCAAGGGTTTAATCCTGGAGACGAGATTGAATTCTACGTGAAAGAAGTTAAGGAAGACAACAAGTTGACTCTGACTTTTGGAGCCCCTGTTGAGAAGACAGTTAAGATCTACGAGATCAAAGAGGCAATCGACAACGGATCTATCGAAGCTATGGCTGCGATTATTAAATACAAGAGAAAAAATGGATGTCTAGTTGAAGTTCCTGAAACAGGAATGATGGCGATGATTCCGCAAGAAAAAGTAACTGATGATCTTAAAAATGCTAAACCTGGAGACAGAATTGGCATTCTGATCTATGAAGTAGACCCAGTAATGGGAAAAATATTTGCTAAACCTGTAAATGTCTAACGACCTAAATCACTTCGATAAGCTCCATGCTCTAAATGCATCGGTCATTGGATTTGAATTCGAATTCTTTTCCAACATGGTCCGTGGCAGAATCGTGGAGTCCTTATCTAAGCTTTTAGGAAAGAAGGTAATCCTATCTTCTAAATACCACTCTAAAATTCCCGTTAACCAAGACACGTTCAAACTCGAGCCAGATTATTCAGGCGGAAGTAAAATGAATGAACTTATAACTGGACCAATGCCCTATGCGGAAGCAATTCCTGTTCTGATCAAAGTTCTTAGGTGGATAGACGAAAATGGCTGGACTAACGACAAGTGTGCTTTCCAGTTTTCTATCAGCTTCGACAAGATGAGGAAAGATGTTGTTACGAGGATGGAAAATCTAGATAGGCTCCAGTTCATTCTGGGACTAGATGAAGGAATGATCTATTCCAAATTTGGAAATAGAACAAACAACGTCTATGCAAAATCTATCAAAAAGGTTACTCCGAGAAACAGATTTACCTCGATAGAGAATTTATCCACTATTGATCCTAAAATTTTTAAATTGCCGGACGATAAGTACTACGGAGCCAACTTTACTAAATTAAAAGACGGCTACATCGAGATTCGATATTTGGGGGGAAGAGATTACCAAAAGAAGATAACTCAGATTAGAGAAATTATCGACTATGTGATTATCCATCTCTATAATATTCTTAGCGGAAGAGCTAGTTATACCCAGAAAGACCTTGATTCTCTGAAGCAGATGATGAGGGAATATTCTAAGGTCGTGAAGAGTTTCTCTGATCCTAGAGCCTTCTTTATGCACTACCCAGATTTACATCTGCTGGTAGATCTTAAGGGATTTGAAGAAAATATCAAGTCTTACTTTCCTATGATTAGAGACAAAGTTTTTGATCTAATCGTTGACGGTGGGGTTAGACACGGGTTCTTTAACTATGATACATCTACCGGAAGATTTCAACTGAAGAATTCCAGAATCAGAGATGCTGCTGCTGTTACTGATCTGGACCTGCTAGACTGCGACATTAAGGGATCTAGAGTTCTAAATTGCAATCTCTACTCCTGTAAAGCTAAAAACTGTCAGGTTGAAGATTCGCAGCTTCTCACTGGAAATACCATTTCCAATTCCAAGGTTAAAAATACATCTGCGGAATATTCTAATCACTTAGAAGACTGCTATATAGACTGTGCAGAGAAGATTGTCGACTGCGACATCACAGGCGGAGTTATTAGAAAGGCAGATATCGGAAGAAATGCTAAAGTCAGTGAAGAGACAGAGAAGGTGAAAGACTTTGAAGATATCAGAGCCCAGAGATTTATCTCCGACTCGAGACTAAAGGACGTCAATGTGCACTTCCAGCCTCAGAAATTTAGAGACCAAAACTGGAAATATAAAAAACTATATTAACCATGACAGAAGCCGAACTAATCCAAGAAATTAAAGACGACCTATCGGCGTCTTGCTCACTTCCATATAACCTTAACGATCAGGAGATCATTAGGATTATCAACAGGGCAAAAGCCTGGATGTACGACAACTATCAGTATGCTGTAGAGCAGAGATTCTTTGTTCTGGGTTCTACTCTATTTGCTACCCCGGAATTTCTAAAAACCAGACAAATCCAGCTCCCAGAGAAGATTGTCACCGTATTCGACGTTAGAGAAGCAAATAATCCTGGAGTTTCTGGAAATCCAGATAGAGACTTTGGTAGCTCTAAGCTTCTTGGTTCTGAACTTCTTCTTTCTCCTTTCATGGGGGATAACCTGGTTTACAGAACTGTTATGTATTCTTATTTTGATCTTGCGAAAGCATACCTTCTAGAAACTTTTGCTTTTAGATGGAACAAGAACACTAAAAAATTGACCATCCTAGGTAGAAATCCTGCGGGATCCCCTAATAATGTTGGAACGGGTCCGAACAACTATGTTAGATCTGTAGCAGTTAGCTGCTTCGTTGCAATAGAAGATTATGAACTGTTCGACGACGAGCTATTCTCTAGATATTGTAGAGCAAAAGCTAAACAACAGCTGGCAAGAGTAATCAGTGCGTTCAACTATAATCTTCCAGGTGGGGTCCAGGTTAATTCCGGCGATCTAAAAGCCATGGGAGACGTTGAAATGCAAGAAGTCATGGATATGATTAACGGCGAAAACACCCCGTCTTACTTCCTTCAGTGGAACTAATTTTTTTTATTTTCCCAGCCTTTTTAGATTGGATATATATTGGGAATTAATAGTTCCCAATGATAGAAATTTACAACAGAGATCCAGGAGATTTTGGTTATAAAAAGGGCATTATCGAAACTACGGATCCAATTGAGATCTGTATTGGACAGATAAAAATGCTTCTTTTAACCAATAAAGGGGAAGTCCTTGGTGATCCTAACTTTGGGATTAGTCTGGATGAGCTAGTCTTTAATCTAGAACTGTCCGAGAGCTCAATCCGAAGGGAGATTGATTTTCAGATTAACACGTATTGTACACTTTTTTATCAATTGGGTGGATATTTCAAACTTGAATTCTACCAGGGAACACTGAGAGATATAGCAAATCTATACTTTTTTATCCCGGGATATTCGAATCTGAGTCCAGCAATATCACTACAAGTAACATAATCCACAGGAATGAATAATATTTTCCAGAAAAATAATATCTTAATTAGGGGTCTACTCAACACGACCTACAACTTCTTGCAGAAGACCTACAACCAGAGCAGAAACGTTTTCACTACAGCTTCTGCTTGGGGACAGATCCTATTTGTGTTGGAGAATCTCTCCCAGTTGATCCTTTATTTTATTGAGGATTCAATTACGGAGCTGAACATCTACGAAGCCACTAGGGACTATTCAGTTAGGAGTTTGGCTAGAATTGCCGGATATGATCCAGCAAGAGCAATGGCAGCACAAGGAGAAGTTGCGGTGTCTTGGAACCTCAAGTCGACAGACGTTGGAGGAGGAGCGGTTATTATCCAGGAGAACACTAGAATTCAGTGTGAACAGAATGGTCTTGCATACACTCTAATGATCAACGGTCCCAGAGTTAAGGTTTCTCTGACCAGAGGAACTGCCTTCAAATTTAAGACCATCCAAGGGGCTTTCAGTACAACTACATTTACCGGAACCGGGAATGCACTTCAGAGTTTTAATGTTCCCGTGAAGGGAGGAGTTTTCCTGGACCAATTCAACGTTAAAGTCTCGATCAACGATAACAGATGGAAGCAATACTCTTCCTTGTATGACATCCCTCTAGAGGGGCAGGGCTATTTAGTTATGTCCGGAATTAACGAGGGAATAGATATCTACTTTGGAAATTCAAACTTCGGAAAAGTACCCCCTCCTGGATCATTTATCAAGGTTGAATATCTTCAGACCTCTGGGTCTCTTGGCAATTTGAGATCAACCGCCACCTCTAAAATTACTTATAAATTTTTAGATCAAGGAACAGATCTATTCGGAAAGGCGGTCAACCTGAACGACTATCTCCAGATAGTAAACACAGTTGATCCTTCTTTTGGAGCAGACGAAGAACCGATAGCAATTACCAGGCTAGCAGCACCAAAAACTAGTAGAGCATTTGTCTTTGCTAATGCTGCAAACTATGAAATCTACCTTCAGAAATTCAATATCTTTTCTCAGATTCAAGCATTCTCTACCTTCGATGATGAGTATTTAGACGACGATAATGTTGTTTATCTCTATCTAGTTCCTGACGTAACCGTTGGACTTACCTCGAACGAGGACTATTTTAGCATTCCTATTTCTTCCTTCCTGTTGACTTCGGCCCAGAAATTGGCCATCTTAAATCTAATAGAGGATTCTGGATCTATGATCGCAACCACCGTTGTTAAAATTGTAGAACCTAGAATTTCTAGGTATGTTGGAAATGCAATCATTACCACCTTTGAAGGATTTGACCCCGAGATTATCAAGGACAAAATTCAGGAGATGGTTTCCACATACTTTATCAATCTAAAGAGAAGAGATAAAATTCCAAGATCCGACATGATCGCTCTAATCGAATCTGTTCCCGGAGTTGATTCCGTTTCTTTCTATTTCGTAGGGCAAGAGAATGAAGCATACCATGCTACTATAGATTCTCTTCCAAACACTAGCGTCTCTGAATTGAACACCAATATTGGATTTGACGAGTTCGGTGATATCATCATTGGAAGAGGTGAACTTGTTGTTATCAGAGGTGGATGGAACGACAGATACGGGTCCTTCTATGAAGTTGGAATCGTCCCTGGTAAGCCTTCAGCGTTAAACATTTCCATCAAGGGAATAGTTCCTGTCACCTACCTTTCTGAACTTGGGGCAGAAACTAAAGCTCAGTTAATAGCTGCAAATAAATAAGATCAAATGGCACTAGATTATTCTCCATATTTCTCGGACGAAGGGAAAAACGCTTATACGAATACCCCGGTTGCTCCTTCTTCTAATTCCACTTCCAATAGTCCAAATGGAATAAAGTATAAGAACTACACGACCAATTTTGACACTATAACGGATCTTTACCCCACTTCTGCCCAGGCTGAAACTAGATCTTATAATCTAGGATGCTCGGGATATAGAACAATTTTAATCTCATCTGCAGGAACTTATCAGTATGCTCCGTGCCAGACCTCTGCAGAATACACAACAATCGTGGCGGGGATTCCGAAGGGAGATATGCCCAGAAGATACTACCTCTTTGATCAGACTGAAAATGTCTTTGACGTTAAAGACTCGATCAACGACAACGCTTTTACCGGATTCAACTATAAGGAACAAATTTTTCCTAGAACTCTGTCCAATCTAATCTATGCAGATCCTGATAAAATTCCAATCCTGGACAAATACCAGAGAGTTGTATTTGCACTGATCGAATCTGTTAAGCAGATTAGAAATTATTTTAACTACACAGTTCCTTTTAATAACAGAAGAGTTTTCTAAAGATGGCAAATTTACACCTCAGGTTTTTTGACAAGCAAGGAGACCCTCTAAATTTCGCATATGTTGGTCCAACTGGTTCTGTTAATCTAGACACCAGCTACCTATACTATTCTACAAATACCGGATCTACTCCAGCGGAGGGATATATTTCTTTTGTAGATATAGACAATGGGTTTGTTTATCTAAACACAACAGATAGAACTAGAGGAAATCTCATTCCGTGGGCTCAAGAAGTTCTCAGCGACATTATAGATGGAGCAACTATTAGGGTTAATTTAGCTGTTTATCCTGCTAACGATCTAAGCTTTAGGGTTACCAACGTTGGAATCTCTGGTTCCACCATCACCTTAACCGTGGATAAGATCCTAGGGTCCACCATCATTTCAGACCAAAACGACATAAATCTATCGACCGAATATACAAATTTACCGGGTGGATATTTTTATGGAGAAATGTACTTTGACCCGATCTCGGCTGGGCTCTATGAGAACCAGCAGATCTTTATTGTCCAGGAGTTTGTTGTTGGATCTACCGGGGAACTCGGATATCCCCACACCAGTGCAACTGGACCGACCGCAGGAAATCAATTATGGAGAACCAGATGGGCTAACGACACCTACGGAAACACAGATGTTTCTGAGATCATCTTCACCTATCAGATTGTCCAGAACGACCCGGATATTTCGGGGGAACCCTCCATCATCAACTACCAGAATATTGCAATTCCTGTCGGAGGAACTTCAGCAGACTTCTATTCTATTGCCTATCCTGGATATGTCCAAACACCGTCAGTAGATTCTTCTGCCCTGTCCATCAATGTTGCTCTTAATGCTCCCGATGTTGCGGCAGAAGTCTATGAGAGAAGACTTGTTGTTGAGGATATAACATCAGGAACACCCGAGAAGATTGTAGAAATTCTGTTCTACGGACAGATTGTAGGAGAAGATTCCAGACTGGACGTACTGACCGCAAACTTAGGTCGGGCATTCTACCAAATAGATTCTACTATTCTCAGAGGACACGATCCATATGAACCTCTACCCAACTGGATAGAGATCAACGAGAAGAGAAAAGAGTTAATGGTTGCCGGGGAAGAGATTTTCCCTTATATCGGAGCATACAAAGGACTAATTGGAGCACTACAACTCTTCGGATACCAAGATCTAAGAATCAAGGAATACTGGCTAAATCTAAACTATCAGAAGATAAAGGTTAATCCTCTGTTAGAAAATCAAATGTTTTTGAACAAGTACGACCAAAGTTTCATGGTCAATCAATCTATCCAGATTGCGGATGTTCTAGACAACGAAAACAGCGGGAAGTATAGACTTGAACAGACATATGGTCCGGACTCTGAGGGAAATTATGTTCTAAACGTTTCAGGGGAAGACACCCTAATTCCTAGTAAAACTTACAAGAAGACCTCTCTGTTTGGACTTTACTATGACCTGAATAAGTCGACTGCTCTGGAGGATGAATATGGATATCCAATTACCGAGGAAGCATTTGTATTCAGCCAAGAAGAAATTCTGGTAAAATTATTTGCCCTAAAGCAGAGACTTAAGTTGACATACCTTCCATTGAATGCAAGAATTGTCGATATTACTGGAGAAGGAGTTTATTTCGAAGTTTATAACACTAAATCGTGGACGGACACGATGGAGAGGAACGACATTGATTCTGGATTTAATTTAGACATCAAGGCAAATCCTCCTCAGGGATACATTGAAGATTTAAGGGCTTTTGGAATTAGAACATACCCTAATTCTATTCAAGCTCCAATGAACTACTATGATGTTATTAACTATAACGTCAGCATCGTGGGTCCTACCGGGAATGCCTTTAGTTTCTCTGGTGCTACTGGGCAAACCGATACCTTTCAAACTGTTCCTGGGTACAATCCAATCATTACACTAGAAAAGGGCAAGACATATAACTTTACTGTAGTTACGACAGGATACGATTTCTATCTTACTACCCAGTCATCGCTGGCTCAGGTTGATCCTTTAGGTGTTACCAATAATGGTGCAACGGGGGGAACCGGAGGCCCAGTTACGATTAACGTTAATCCTCAGGAGCAGACTGTGATCTACTACTATTCTAGCGTAAATCCTGGCAATCTTCAGGGATCTATGACGATAGTAAATTCCCCGAGTTCAGATCTAGGGAACGTTTCTCTTCCTCTTTCTGATCTACAGAACTATACTCCACCCCAGAATTCAGCCATGCTGGACTCGATTGCTAATTTCTACTATCTGAAGGAGAATGGAAAAATAAAATCCCTTGGAGATGGAACATCAGACCCCGTCGACTATATCGAACCTGCAACAGGGCTTCCCTACCAGAATCCGATCGGAATGCCAGTAATTCTGGAGACTCTCCTGGACATTTGGGTTTGGGACGAAATGGGGATTAGCTGGAATTCACTGAAGCTACCTGATTTTAAAGTTGGAGATTTGGTTGACATTAAGTCGTTCCAGTATCCTGATGGCCCATTCTATGGTCCTTCAGGTCCGACTGGCCTCACTGGAGGAAACTCTGGTGTAACCGGAGGGGGAGGTGGACAGATAGTTAATGCCTATTACGACGCACAAACCTACACTGTCAGACTATCGTCTACCTTAACCAACGAGGATTTAACTGTAAACCTACTAACATCTACGATCCAGGATCTTCAGCTTCTGTCTTGGGAAAATATAGATTTCTCCACCTACAACGAGGTTGAGTGGATCATAGAAAAAACTGCAACCCAACCCGGAACTCCTTACTACTTCCAGAAGAGAGGGTACATTATGGACTACTATAGACTAGCTCATTTCCTTCCTTACACAGGGGAATATATGGTTACCTGCAACGTTTATGATTCTTTCAACTTTAAGAATAACATCATCAAAAAATCACTGATTAAGGTAGACCCGATTCAGATTGAAATTGATGCATGGACTAGATATAGACAAAATGAGTATTATTCTTGGAACCAGACGATCAGAGATTGGGATTCGTACGAGTCCATCTGGGAATATCCGGCAGAAGGAAAAACTTACAGCGAATTGACGGCAAATCTCCCACCGGAGATTCTCCAGCTTTCAACCTACGGAAATAACGTGCAGGGAACTGCAGACATGCTGGTAAAAGTTCCAATCCCACCTCAAGGAGCTTCTGGCAACATAGTTCTTCAGCAGAATTTTTATACTATTGAAAAGGCCTATTCGCTCTTGATTCCTTCCCTTCCAGGAGGTCCTACTGGCAGTCAGTACGGGTTTGTTCAGATTGTAACGGACCAGGCACATGGATTTGCCGATGGATCCCTTGTCTTTATCACAGGATCAACCCCCGAGATAAATGGAGCTTGGGATGTGACCATTCCCCCCGGATCAACTGGAAATTCCTTCCAAATCCCGGTCGTACTGGAACCTGGTAACGGAATCATCGTTGGAAGTACAGGTTATATTCCTGGGTCAATTTCCACTTATGTCAGTCCTTCTTACTGGACTAACCAGGAAGTTACTGGAGGTGGAGAAATTGATATTCTAGTAAATGGAAGATCGGTTGGAGCAACCTCTGCAGGAGCAAGTCTTCAGTCCACGGTCAATTCGATAGTTCAGGTGGTAAATTCTGTTTATACTCAGCCAGATTATCTTGCTGGATGCACCGGTCCTAATTCTATTCCTGCAACACTTAATATTCTAGCAAATACAGACTCCGGAAACATTGGAAATGGAGATGTTTTAACCGCAGTCGTAACAGGGTCACTACAGGTCATTTCTTCTAGCCCTTCTCTTTCTGGCGGTTCAACTTCAGGAAGTCAATATATTTCCTGGAACGAAAACTACGGAAGTTTCCCCGACGAGAATTTAAGATATTGGGGATATACCAATCTAAATTGGGATTCGATCCCAACATCAACATGGGAGGAAGCATACGCCCACGGGTGGTATGATTTCGAGTACGAGAACGGATGGCTTGGCGGATTTGAAATCCACAGCATCAAGGTTGGAGACAATATTAAAGTTAGCACAGGAAACGAAACTTACCCCTTCCCTGTCGGAGTTACTTTTTCTGCAACAGGATCGGTTAGTCCATCTGGATATCTAACACTGGCCTCTGCAGCAGCTGAATTAAACAGCTCAACCGAACCCCACATTTCTAATTTCTATTATCAGGTCTATCCGTACGGAGCAGGTGACACCTCTGCTGGGACTGGACCGATCGAGACAACATTCACCTTCTTTGGAGCAACTGCAGGAGGATATCCTTCTCCCCCGACTGTTCCTGGAGCACCCCAACCGCTGATAGTTTCCTTCACATATGCAACTGGACCCTAATGTAAATTTTAAATAGATGGCAGAGAGCTTACAAATATACCAATACCAGTCTGTAAATTTTACAGACACCAGTTCGGGGGAAGCCCCACTGACTAGATCATGGTCTTTTTCTGGTGGATCTCCTGCTACAGGAACCGGAATAACTGCAGCAGTTTTTTATAACGTTCCTGGAGACTATACTGTCTCGTTGACAGAAACAGATGCGTATGGAACAACTTCTACCCTAGTAAAAAGCAATCTAATCCAGGTTTCCCCTACCACACTGGTGGTCGGAATTTCTGGACCTTCCCCTTCTTCTGTAAAGATGAACGAGGGTTATAATCTCCAAGATTCTACCATCGGAACACCCTTCCCTCCAACCTCCTGGGCGTGGACCCTTCCTTACGGAAGATCTGCAATCACTCAAAACGTTGGAGTTACCGGATACGCAGACTGGAACACTTTAACCGGGGGATATACAGGGGCTCCTGGATCTTCCTATACCGCAAATATTTCACTTGCCGTTTCAAATGCTTACCTTTCAAGTTCTACATCTACTGCTGTCTCCGTTCAGAAGCTAGGTCCTTCTGAACAACTCTATCTCAATGCAACAGGACCTTCCAGTCCTAATTTTGTAACTGGACTTTCTGGTGGAATTGTTACCAGCGGGGGAATTCCAGTTCCTGTAAGTTTCTTTAATTATTCCTCCTCCAATCTAATCGTTAGACTGAACTATCTTCCTAGGGGAGCTTCTAATAAAACAAATCTCTACTTTCACTCCGACACAGAAACTGCAGATGTGATTATGTATACCGGATTATGGAGCTCGATGTATAATGACAGAATTGGTGGATTCCTGATGGTTCAGGGCCCAATATATTCCCCTCCATATTCTTCAGTGTCCCTGAGCAATTATGATACCGTAAGTCTAGGATTTTATTTAATAACAGAGCAGACCCCGGAATTCTTCCTTGGAGACTCCGGAGGACTCCTATTGAATTTGTATACCAACTATAACTATAGTGCTAGTCTACTTAACTATCTGGTGAATAATCCATACAAGATTGCACACAGTGGAAATCTCCAGTATGTCAACACACAGAATCCAACAAACCCTATGACTTTTGTTGGAACCACCGGAGGACAGAATTTCAATCCTGTGGTTTATTCCCCTGCCTATCTTCAAAATATTAATTTTCCATTTGGAACACCAACCCCTCCCTTTCCCGTTTATCAGATCTATGTTTCTGTTACTGTGGGTGGAATCCCTTATGGAGGAGCTACTGCTTCTATCGGAACTATCGGAGCTAGTGGAAATGACCCATTGACTCTGGGAAATGCGAACGGTGGATTCTACACTGCCCAGGACACTGTTAACGGCTCTGGATTTGTTAGCTTTCTTAATGCCGCTATTAATTCCTCTATTCCAGGAGGAACCGGCAACATTGAATTTTCGGCTAGCCCAATCTTCTCTTGCGGATGGTCTGGTGCAACTGGATATAGCCCATCTGACTACTATGGGGTTGCTCTTCTCATCAAGAATGCAGCGTTAGGCAATCTGGGGGTTACTATAACGGACAATTCTTCCATTATTAACGGATACTATAGTCCTCCCCTATCCGTCCCGATTGCACCTTTTACTGCTAACTATGGGAACATCCAAGGATCCCTAGAAACTTGTTCGGGATTATTTTCAACTCCTCTGTCTATAAGCCCTGGAACGATCTACAACGTAATGAATTTCGATGGAAGCATCTCAACTTAAGAATAAATAAAACTAAATGGCAAGTACAACAGGATATATCAACGGAGCAGCACTAGACGGGTTCAATAATGTTTGGGCAGTAGGAAGAGATCTAACCAAATTTGATGGATCTGCTTGGAGCTACTACGACTCTACTAACTCTGTAGTTCCCAGCAATATTCCATATTATCTGGACACCAGAAGCATCTCTATCGACGAGGACTCTACAAAGTGGGTCGGATGTGCAACCACACCTTCTCTACCGACTGCTCTGATCTTTAGTGCAGTTGGACCTTTTGCTGCAACAGGTGCCAGTTGGACATCCCTGGAGGTAACTGGAGCTACTGGACAGTCTCTGGACGTTCCTACAATTTATGCTTCTCCCTTTGGTGAGCAAGTTCTTGCTTTTGTTTCCCCGTTGAACGGCGGAGCTGGAACTGGACCTGCTGGAGTTTATGGTGTTACTGGGGGAAGTCTCTATGTTTTTGATAAGACGTATCTGACTTGGACCGAACCTGCTGAAGGATTTACGTGGCCGCACATCTATGATATCAAAGCTAAGGGAATTAAGGGGGTCACTTTTGATTACTATTTAGCCACCCAATACGGCGTCTACATCATTCCTGACGGAATCTTGAGACTTTCTACCTTAGAAGGTGGGGAACCCTATATCGATCAAGCCCAGATTTGGAACAGCAAGAACACTTCTCTCCCCTCTGACGTCATCTATTCTCTGGATTTTGATGAAAATGGAAATCTCTGGATAGGAACAGATGCAGGACTAGTCTACTGGGATCAGAATAAATTTTACGTCTGGAACACAACAAATCTCCCAACCCTTTCAAATAACGAGATCACATTTGTCCAGAGCAGACCTAACGGATATGTTTTCTTTTCAGCAGGAGATCCCAACACTGCATCCGGTACTGGACTTTATTTATTTAATGGGGACACATTAACTGTTTATAACACTTCTAATTCAAGCCTTCCTTCTAACGATGTCATCTCCATCATGCTGACCGAGACTAAATCTGTCAATTCGGGTCTGAAGGTTTACCCTAATGATATTTTTGTTGCATCTGGAAACTACGTCGGCTTGTTTGATTATGTTCTCCCCCACATCTATGCATCTTCTAAATATGCAGGAACTACCGGGTGGAACTTTGTCTACTATACCCCAACAACAGAGGAGCTTCCGACCGACGAGGCAGAACTTCCTAAGGCAAATAAATACAGCTGGACCTATCCGTCTTGGAGAACTTATCAGAACGATTATCTTCAGTATAAGCATCCAGGTTTAGATCCAAGGAATCTCTTCTTGGAAGCAAATCTAAAGGCTATCGCAGACGGAAGAGCCGGAGAACAGGACTATTGGAATCTGAGTGAAATCCCAACCTTTGATTCTGTTCAGCTTGCACAGTCTCTCCAGGATTCATCATGGGTCGATGGAGTTACCGGGGGAGTTACAAAAACAACATCTGTTTCATACATAGACGGCAAATACGCAATAGGAGGGTATACTAATTTAGACACGGCCTACTTTGGGCTGAGCAACAATTTAGATACTTTAACTTTGACAAATCCCAATCCCACCCTTCCCAGCTATTCAAGGTCTGGCCAGAAGGTAGGATATGTTGCCTACTACAACCAAGCAGGGCAGGTTCAAGACGTTCTCCCTATCAGGGGATACGAGACTGAAGTTTGGGATATCCAGACCTCTGTCGATCAAAAATCTCTCTATGTTCTTGGAGCATACAACGGATATGTGGAAGCTGGCAAGCTAGTCTGGTCTTCTACCTACCCTGGTGCTGCTGGCATGACCGGAGGACCTACTGGAGGACCAATTGGATTCTCCAATATTCAAACTCCAGGGATCACAGGAAGTCCTTATTTATACCCCTGGATCTATGACGGGACCCAAACTACTCCAGCAACAGGACCGTATATTCCAGCAACAGGACCGATCGATACCTCTGCTCAAGGAATTTTCTTGATGGAGATAGAGAAGAACATAGGAAGTCAAACCTCTTATGGCGGTGTAGATTTTGGATCTACTGGGGATTTCCAATCTTCCTATAGACTCAAGAAATTTAGATCCTTCCCTGCGGCAAGTTCCACCTATAATCCTAGTTCTTCATCATCTTCGATCGACACCCAGCTCTACGAGAAAACTCTTTCTATGTCTGTTTCTAACTATGAAGTTGATATTGTTGGGACTCTGAAGGGAGGAATTTCTACTTACAGCGACGGATGGCAGAGAGGTTTAGATAATCCTGCAACCTCCGAGTTTCTGTTTTCATCTTGGAATACCTCTTCCTACCTAAAGTCTGGATTTTGGATTTCACTTGGAACTGAATTTGAACTTCTTAAATCCAACGTTAGTTCTGGAACAGGGGGAAACGTCATCTTCAACTCTGTTCAAAAAGACCAGGGAACACTGACATACCTAATTACCGGAACATCAGACTCTTACTCATTCAACTTTCTTGGATCTGGAGTAACCGGCGGAACTACTGGTTCTACCGGACCATTGTATATGGTAGCAAACTACTCGGGAAGCCTATCCTCTTATAACTTTATCCAAACAAATTCTGCTCCTATTGATCCTGAACAGGGAATCGATTCCGGATACAGAAATGGAAAATACTACTGGGCTACCTTCTATTCAGGAACTGCTTCTTTTGGTTCTTATACAGCTTCTCAAAATCCAGACTATAACGGATATAGTGTTTTAACTGCAGAGTTAACTCCTTCCGAGTCGACGGTTAAGCTGCAAAGCAATAAGGTTCTACCCGTTGATATAAATATTACATCCATCGGTCTAGATGATATAGACGTTGGAAAAGTCGGACAGAAATACTACTCGATATTCACTGAGGGCGGAACTTCAGCAAACTACATCTGGAAGGTCAGTCCGAGCGGAGGACTCGACGGATCTATCGGAGTTCCTGGAACTGGCCACATGAGACTTGGGCTAGATCTGGAAGACAATCTTCTGATCGGAGGATACAGAATAGGGACTACTGGCCCCACTGCACTTCCAATCAATTCTTCTAC